ATCTAGGTCGCCATAGGAAATAACTTTTGGTCCCCCTACCCCTGCAGCCCAATGGACACGCCTGGCCTGCAGACACGATCGAGCGCCGTGCGGTCGCCGCGCTGGTGCCCAACGCACGCAACGCGCGCAAGCATCGGCCCTCACAGATTGCCGAGATCGCCGCCTCGATCCGCGAGTGGGGCTGGACGATGCCCGTGCTGGTCGACGAGGAGGACGGCATCATTGCCGGTCATGGGCGCGTGCTGGCCGCACTCCAGCTCGCGATCGTCGACGTTCCGGTAGTCGTCGCACGGGGTTGGACCGAGGCGCAGAAGCGCGCTTATACGCTCGCCGACAACCAGATTGCCTTACACGCGACATGGGACAAATCGCTGTTGCGTGTCGAGCTGGGCGATCTGCGGGACCAGGCGGTCGATCTCGCGCTGATGGGCTTTGCCGCGCGCGATGCGCTGGGGCACGAGGACAAGACGCCGGACGGACTGCCGCAAGCGCTGCAATTGGAGCCGCCGCGGGAGTATGCCGTCGTCATGTGCGCCGATCTCGACGAATGGGAACGCCTCAAGGTCGCGCTGAAGCTGACACCGGTCCGCCGGGGTGGCTACCGCAAGGGCTCGCCACTCGACGACGTCGGGACGCAGCGCGTCGTCAAGGCGGCCGATCTCCTGGGCATGCTCGATGCTCGTCGCGGTGCCGAGTAAGGGCCGCGCCGGCATGGTGCGCACGCAGACGGTGCTTTCCTCGTGCGCGGTCTTTGTCCCGATGCTCGAGGTCGAGGCGTACGAACTCGCCGGGGCGCGCAACGTCGTCGCGGTTCCTGACGACGTTCTGGGGATCACCAAGACGCGCAACTGGATCTTGCGCAACACCGACGATCGCCGGGTGGTGATGATCGACGACGACGTGCGGACGCACGGCTATGTCAAATTGCTGGAACGCGCGGCGATGAAGCGTCACCTCGACGAGGCGGCCTGGCTCGCTGAGTTCCGCAAGATCTTCGAGGTCACCGAGGGGCTGAGCTATCGCATCTGGGGGGTTGCCACAGACGGCGCGACGCGCGCGGTCTACCCGTTCAACCCGTTTCGCTGGCGGTCCTACGTCACCGCCTCGTGCATGGGCATCGTCAACGACGGACGGACCTATTTCGATGAGAGCTACCCGGTCAAAGAGGATTACGAACTCTGCGCGCGCTGCATCACCGAGGATGGCGGTGTCGTCAGTGCGCAATACCTCTTCTGGGTCAATAACCACTGGCACGACGAGGGCGGTTGCAAGGCGTACCGCACGCAGGCGATGGAGGCCGATTGCATCCGTCGGCTGCGGCAAACCTATCCGAACCTGGTGCATGTCGCACAACGCGCAAATTCGGAATGGGCAGTGGAGATCGGAGTTTAGATGGCCGGACGCCGCCCGAAGCCGACCCAACTGCACCGCCTGCAGGGCACTTTCCACACCGGCAAGCACGGGCGCGACCGGGCCAATGAGCCGATTGCCGAGGGCGATCTCTTCAAGGTGCCGCCGGGGCTCACCCGCGCCCAACAGCTCAACTGGCGTTATGCGATCGAGCACGCGCCGAAGCATCTGATTAAAAAGATCGACCGCGCGATGCTGAAGATCTGGGTGGTCGCTGAGGACCGCCACGACACCGCGAACCGGATGCAGGCGCAGCTCGACGCCGAGACCACCCTCAAATTGCTGATCCGCGGTCCGCTCGGGCTCATGCCGTCGCCCTATTTCGACATGATGGACAAAGCGGCGAAGACGATGTTCCGCGCCGCAACCGAACTCGGCTTCTCGCCGGCCGCCCGGCCGCGGCTGCAGGTCGAGCCGCCGGACGAGGGCGAGGACGAGACGAGCCCGTGGGCGATGCTGCGCGTCTTGCCTGGAGGCAAGGCCGATTAGCGACGATCCGCGCCGGTTCACCGCCGACGCTATCGCTTACGCCGAGATGATCGCGACCACGCCCGAGGCGGCCAGCGAGCACGCGCGGCTTGCCGCGGGGCGCTTTCTGTCCGATCTCGACGCGGCGAAACGCTCGGGCAGTCAATGGGTGTTCCGCGACGAGCTGGCGATGCGCGCGATGCTGTTCGCGTCGACCATGCCGAACATCAAGGGACCGGAGGCGGGCAAGCCGATCCGCCTGATGGATTGGCAGAAGTTCGCCTATGCCAACATCTTCGGCTTTGTCGATCGCGACACTGGAACGCGCCGCTTTCGCCAGGCCGCGGTCTATGTCCCGAAAGGCAACGGCAAGACGACGATCGCCGCACCGACCGCGCTCTATATCACGTTCGGCGAGGGCGAGGGCGGCGCCGAGGGCTACGCCGCGGCGGTGACCCGCGACCAGGCGCGTATCCTCTTCGAGGTCGCCCAGCACATGGTCCGGCGGTGCCCGGAGATGCGCTCCGAATGGGGCGTCGGCGTGCTGACAAACTCGATCTTTCAGGAGCAGACCGCCTCGAAGTTCATGCCGATCAGCTCGGACGCCAAGGCGCTCGACGGGCTCAACGTGCAATGCGCGGTGTGCGACGAGATCGGGTCGCACCGTACCAGCGAGGTCTACGATGCGCTTACCACCGCCATGGGGAAACGCCGTCAACCGTTCTTACTCAGCATCTCCACTGCGACCGGCAACACCGCCGGCATCGGCAAGCAGCTATGGGACTACGGGCTGCGGGTTGTGTCTAAGAACCAGACAGATGATCGCTTCTTCAGTGTCATTTATTCGATCGACGACGGCGACGATCCGTGGTCCGAGGAAACCTGGATAAAGGCTAATCCCGGCTGGGGCCGCTCGGTGCAGCCGGACGCAATACGCGCCATCATGCGCCAGGCGCGCAACAACCCGGCGCAGGAGGCGGCCGCCAGGACTCGCCATCTCAATGTGTGGATCGGCGCCGACGACGCGCTGTTCTCATTGCGCGCGTGGCAAGCCTGCATCGACCGTGAATTGCGGCTCGACGACTTCGCCGGCCGGCCGTGCCATCTCGCGCTCGATCTGGCGAGCAAGACCGATCTGGCGGCGCTCGCGATCGTGTTCCGCGAGGATGACGGTTACGCCGTCTTTTGCCGCTGCTACCTCAACGAAGCCGCCGTGCTCGAGGCGCGCAACGCGTCCTATCCCGCCTGGGCGGCCGAGGGCGATCTCGTCGTCACACCGGGCGAGGAGACCGACTTCCGCACGATCGAGAACGACATCGTCGATCTGTGCCGGCGCTTCAGCGTTGAGAGTGTCGCTTATGACCCGTGGGCCTCGACCTATCTCGCGCAACGGCTCGCCGAGCGGCGGGTGCCGGTGATCGAGTTCCGCTCGTCGACACAGAATTTTTCCGAACCGACAAAAGAACTCGACGCGGCGATGCGCGCCGGCCGGATCCGCCATGATGGCAACGGCCCGTTGACCTGGTGCATCGGCAACGTCGTCGGCCATTACGACGCGCGCAGCAACGTCTATCCGCGCAAGGCCCGCCCGGAGAACAAGATTGACTGTGCCGTGGCGCTGATCATGGCGATTGCCCGCGTGATGACCGCGCCCGGCCCCTCGGTCTATGAGACACGGGGGTTGACGACGCTGGGATGAGCCTGTGGTCGTGGCTGACCGGATCGGGCCAGTCATCATCCCTGCCACGGCCGCCGATCGAACCGCTGCCGCCGGCTGTCGAGCAGAAGCAGGGCAGTCTTGTCGGCTCAATCAACTCGCTCGCCTTCCCGCAACCGCTGCTCTACGCCGCGCTGGGGGGCTATGCGTCGAACACCGGGGTTCCGGTTACCCCGCTTACTGCACTGCAATCGACCGTCGTCTACGGCTGCGCGAAGTGCATCAGCGAGGACATCGCCGGCCTCAAGGTGCAGATCCGTCGCCGCCTGGTGACCGGCGGCTGGATCGTCGACCCGCTGCACCGGCTCAACCGGGTCTTGCGCCATCCGAACAAATTTCAGTCACGCTTCCAGTTCTGGGCCTACGTGCTGACGAGCTATTGCCTGCGCGGCAATGCCTTCATCTACATTGAGCGCGACCAGGCCGGCAACCCGGTCGAATTGATCCCGGTCAGTCCCGACCGCGTCACCGTGCGCCTCAGTCCCGAGACCGGCCTCTTATGGTATCGCATCAACTCATTGCACATCGGCTTCGGCGTGCTCGTGCCGCCGGAGGACATGCTGCACATGAAAAATATCTCGATCGACGGCTATCTCGGTCTGTCGCCGATCGCTTGCGCGCAAGACGCGATCGGGCTGGCGCTTGCCGCGCAACAGCACGGGGCGATCCTGTTCCGCCAGGGCGGCCAGATCTCCGGTGTGTTGAAGCATCCCGGTCGCCTCTCGAAAGAGGCGGCCGACAATATCGCGGAGTCCTGGCGCGACACTCACTCCGGGGTGCAGAACGCCCACAAGGCCGCGGTGCTCGAAGAGGGTATGACCTTCGAGAAGATCGCGATCACCAACGAGGACGCGCAATTCCTGCAGACCCGTCAGTTCCAGGTCGCCGACATCTGCCGCCTCTACCGCGTGCCGCCGAACAAAGTCGGTGACTACGGACGCGCCACGTTCAGCAACATCGAGCAGCAACAGCTTCAATACAAAGACGACTGTCTGGAGCCGCACACCGACCAGCTCCGCGACCTGATGAACGAGCAACTGCTATTCGACGACGAGCGCGATGTCTACGAGGTCTATTGGGACTATACCTCGATGCTCACCGGAAGCCTGACGCAGCGCTACCAGGCCTATCAGATCGGATTACTGAACGGCTTTCTGAACCGCAACGAAGTGCGGGTCACAGAGAACATGAACCCGATTCCCGGTGGCGACGAGTACCGCGTGCCGCTCAATACTGCCGCCGACGATCCGAACCCGATGCATGGTGAGACCATCGGCCAGCAGATCCCGCGCGAGGACGACAATGGAACTGGTGACCGCGACGAAATTTAAGGCGCTGCACCTGATAAAGAACCCGGCGGCCAATGGCTGGGTGCGCCGCGCGGCCCTCCCACTGGTTGGCGTGCGCAAGCAATCCGTCGAGGCGGTCGAGGAGATCGAGGAGCGCACACTGCGCTTTACTTTGTCGACCGGCACCGTCGACCGCGACCAGGACATGATCGATCCCGCCGGCTGGCAGCTCGACCACTACCGCAAAAACCCGATCGTACTGTGGGCGCACAAGCACGACATGCTGCCGATCGGCAAGGCGGTCGACACCGCCGCGATCGACGGCCGCCTGGTCTCGGCGGTGCGCTTTCTCCCCGCGGCGGGCTACGGGACCGCGGGCGAGTTTGCCGACTCCGTCTACCGCCTGGCGAAAGACGGCTATCTGGCGGCCACCAGCGTCGGCTTCAGACCGCTTGCGTGGGACTTCAGTGCCGACGTCGAGCGCGGCGCCGAGGACTGGTTTCCCGGCATCGACTACCACGAGCAGGAACTCGTCGAGTTCTCGATCGTCGGCGTGCCGAGCAACCCCGAGGCGCTGATCGAGCCCGTCGAGCCCAGCATCATCACCGATCCGACCTCGCTCATTGAGGCGCCGTCGCCGGTCGCGTCATTCGCCGCCGCCCGCGCTCGTCGGCGCCGGGCGATCGCGCTCGCCGCCGGAGGTTTCACGTGAAGCGGAGGAGGCGATGCCCGTACCGACACCGCAGAGTGACGAGAGCGAGGACGACTTTGTCAGTCGTTGCATGGGCGACGACGCAATGCAGGAGTACGACCAGGAGCAACGCGCCGCGATTTGCTACAGCACCTATCGCGACCGCTCCGCAACCCCAGAGGCCAAAATGAACGAGAGACTTGCCGAGCTTCGCCGCGCCCGCGCCAAAGCGCTCGACCGCATGAAGGAGATCCAGAAGCAGGACGACGAGACGCCGGAAGATCAGCCGCTCGCGCCCGATCTGCAGGCTGAGTTTGCCGCGCTCTCCAGTCTTGTCGAGTCGCTCAATGGCCGCCTTGCGCGACTGGAGGAAGTGATGACGCTCGACGCGACCGCCGCAAACGACGAGGCCGACGACGAGCCGATCGGCAATGGCAGCGGGGACGAGGCCGCCTTTCAATTGCCCGTTGTCGCCCATGGCGGCCAGATCCGGCGCGGCGGGCTGCGGATTTATGCCCGCCCCAAGGGCCGCCCGAAACAAACCGGGCCAGGCTTCCAGGTCGCGCGCTTCATGATCGGGCTGGCGCATAAGCGCTGGAACGGCGTGGAGAAGGCGGCGCAATTCATCGAAAACCGTTTCGGCGACGGCGAAGTCGCCAAGGCGTTGACCTATTCGGTCGTGGCCGAGGGCGGTGCCTTGATCCCGCAAGATTTCATGGCCGACCTTATAGAGCTGCTGCGCGCGGTCACTGTCGTGCGCGGCGCCGGCCCGACCACAGTCGGCATGCCCATGGGCAATCTCACCATCCCGCGCCTCGCGGGCGGTGCCACGGCAGGCTACCAGGGCGAACTCGACGACATTGCGCTGACGCAGGAAGCCTTCGACGATGTCAATCTGTTCGCCAAAAAATTGACCGCGATGGTCCCGGTGAGCAACGACCTGATCCGCCGCGCGCCGATCGGTGTCGAGGAAATCGTTCGCGATGACCTGGTGCAGACCATCGCGCGCCGCGAGGATCTGGCGTTTTTGCGTGGCGACGGCGCCGGAAAGTCACCGATCGGCTGGCGCTCGCTTTGCTTGCCGGCAAACCTGATCGCATTGCCGGCACCGGCGGCGGACGAGCCCGCGCGCCTGACGCAAGTCGTCGACGGACTGTCGAGCCTGATGCTGCGCCTCGTCAATGGCATGTCGCGGATGATCCGGCCGCACTGGTTTATGGCGCCGACAACTCTGCGCTACATCGCCACCCGGCGCGACAGTGTCGGGGGGTTCTACTACAAGGACGAGGTCGCTACTGGGATGATCGAGGGCATTCCGTGGTCGTACACGCAACAGATCCCGACCAATCTCGGAGCCGGCACCAATGGCAGCGAGATCTACCTCGTCGACATGGCCGACACGCTGATCGGTGACACAATGAACCTCCAGGTCGACGCCTCCGATGTTGCTGCCTATTGGGGCACCGCCAACGACGCGGGTGAGGCGAATGTGGTCTCGGCATTTCAGCGCGACCAGACGGTTTTCCGGGTCATTTCGGAGCACGACTTCAACATGCGCCATCTGCAGAGCCTCGCGATTGCGACCACGACCAATTGGCTACCGAACGGCACGATTGGCTTGCCTGGGGCACCGTGGTCGACGCAGCGGCTCAATCCGACCTGGGCGCAGGCGCCGGCGGCCTGGCCGGCAGACGCCGCAAATCCCGATCCCGCGCCGACGCTGTGGACCCCGGCATTGGCGATGACCAGCGCTTTCGACGGGCCGTTGACCGATCGGCCCGGTGGCAATCCGCGGCCACCGCTGGCTGGTGACGATCCCGATGGGGCACCGCCACCGCCGCCGGCTCCCGAGACGCCCGAGCCGCATCGCGGCCGGCCCAGAGCATGAGCGATCCCCGCGGCCCCGACACGATGCTGGCGGTGCGTTTCGTGAAGACGTGGAATTCGTATATGGCCGGCGATGTCGCGACTTTCCCGCCGGCAATCGCGCGGCGGCTGGTGGCACGGCGCTACGCCGAAGCCATCAACCCGGCCGCACCCGGCACGCTGCCGCCGGAGGATGGGCGCTGGCATTGGGACATCCGCCCGCCGAACCTCGTCGACAAGGCGCGCGAGTGGTAAGTGTTCGCCTCGTTGCGCGTGATCACGCCGCCGGCCGAGGAGCCGGTCGACCTCGATCTGGTGCGCCGGCACTGCCGGGTCGACGCCGACTATGACGACGATCTGTTGGCGGTCTACCAGACGGCCGCGCGAGAATGGGCCGAGGGCTACCTCAACCGGGCGCTGATCACGCAGGAGCTGCGCTACACGATCACCAACAGCCCGCCGCCGACGGCGAGCCCGCTGGTGCCGCAATCCCTGATCGTGTTCCCGCTCAACTGGCCGCCCTTGATCAGGAAGCCGATCAACCTCCCGCGCGCACCGTGCACGAAGGTGATCGAGGTCGCCTGGGGCCCGGTCGATGATCTCGCGGTCGCCGATGAGGATCTCTACACCGTCAATCTCGGCGTTGAGCCCGCCCAGGTGATGATCCAGCCCTCGCTCGTGCCGATGATCCCGGCGATGTCGGTGCGGTTCGATTTCGCCGCGGGTTACGGTGACACGGGCGTGGCGGTGCCGATGCCGATCCGCTCGGCGATCCTCTTGTTGACCGCCTTCCTTTACGAGGGCCGCGGCGACGTGAACAGCGAGGGACCGGATGCCGCCTGGTCGCTGATGACGCCATACAGGTTATGGCAGTTCGCTGGCTAGGCTGCGGCGCGGGCCGCCTGATGGGCGAGCCGGTCGCCGCCCCTATGCCTACACCCGGCGAGCCCTCCGCGCGTCCTCGGCCTCTGGCGGGGATTTGTGCCCGATAAAACGATGCGCATCGGATATGCTGACCCGCCCTATCCCGGGCAGGCCCATCTTTATAAAGATCACCCAGACTATGCGGGCGAGGTCGATCACGCCGAGTTGCTCGTGCGCTTGGAACGTGATTTCGACGGCTGGATATTGCACACGTCGACCCCGGCGATTGGCATGCTGGCTCCGCTCATTCCCGCCGACGCCCGCTGGGGGGCCTGGGTAAAAACCTTTGCGTCTTTCAAAAAAGGCGTGCGGCCGGCTTACGCCTGGGAGCCGGTCATCTTCAAACCCTGCCGGCGAATGGGCGAAGACTTTTCCGCCCTAATTGTTCAGCGGGATTGGATCGCTTGTCGGATCGCGCTTCGGCCCGGATTTATCGGCTCGAAGCCTGCCGCCGTTTGTCATTGGGCTTTCGAGATCGTCGGCGCCGACAAGGAAGACGAGCTGATCGACCTTTATCCCGGCTGGGGCGCTGTCGCTCTCGCGTGGCAAAGCTGGCGCCCGCAATTGGAGTTGCCTCTTGCCGGATAACGTCTCGGGCGCTCTCGCGTCGGTGTCCGGTATCGGATCGTTGCGCTGGCTCGTGCGGCTCTACCGCCGCGACCAGGAGCCGGCCGCCGGGGGCGGCATCGCCGAGCGGTTCAACCTGATCGCCAAGGTGCAGGCCGACGTCCAGCCGACCTATCCCTCGACGCACTACCTCTCGGCGCAGGTCGACACGCCGGTAACGCACCTGATCCGGGTGCGCTGGCAGGATTACCTCGAAAACGTCAACGTCATCACCCGCCGCACGCATCGCCCGAGCGACCAGACGATCCGCGCCGAGCTGTTCCGCGTCCGCCGCACCAAGGAGATCGCCGGCCGCAAGCGGTTCATCGAACTGGAATGCGAGCTGGAACGCACGGCGACCGCGACCAGCGACAGCGACGCCGAGGACGAGCTGCTCTTTGCCGAGAGCCCAACCATCAACTGAACCCCGAGCCCGCCGGGAACCAGCGGGTAATTCTGGAAGGAGAACAAAATGCGTTCACGTCGACGCGGTTATCTCGCGCGCATTGTCCCGGTCGAGCGTCCGAGCCTCCCCGAGGGCTGGGTGCCGCCTTGGGGTGCCGGCGGGCCGCCTGACTGGGGTCTGCCGGAAGGCGAGCGGCCCGAGGTCGAGCCGCCGGAGCCGGGCGAGGGCCATCCGCTGCCGCCGGACCCGCCGGGCATCTGGCCGCCGCTCGAGGGACCGGATTTTCCGCTCTTCCCGGTGCCACCGGATGGCGAGTGGGAGCCGGGTGAGATCTGGCCGCCGATCCGACCGCCTGGGGGCGGCGGAGAGGGGCCGAGCACGGGCGGGCCGGGCACTGGCGGAACACCGGGCCAGCCATTGCCGAAGCGGTATTTCTTCGCGCTCGTCTACCTCACCGGGTACGGGTTCAAATGGGTCGTTGTCGATCTCAACGCGATGCACCGCCCAGAGCGCCCGGAGCGCCCCGACCGCCCGGAACACCCGCCAGCCGGGGGCATCGGCCGCCCTCCTCAGAGGCCGGGACCGGAGCCGGAGCACCGGTAGCACCGGACAGCCCGCGCCGTCGCCGGCTATTGCACCGCCGTGAGCGCCCTTAAGCTCACCGTCAACAACTGGGGCGAAGTGGCGCTCGACAAGGCCGGGCTAAAGAAGCTGATGCGCGGCGCCGGCAACGACATCCGCTCGAAGACCGCGCGCTTGATGACGCGCGGTTCGGGCGGGGGCCGGTCCTATGCTGGCGGAGGGGGAGCCGCCTACCGCGGCGCCTACCGGAGAGGCGGTTACCGCGCATCAGCGCCGGGCGACCCGCCCGTGCGCGTCTCGGGCACGCTCTACCAATCCATGCGGACCTATGTCTATCCGAGCGGTGAGGGCTTCGCGGTGCGCGCCCGCGCGTTCTATGGGCTGTTTCTCGAAACCGGCGCGCGCGGCGGCGGCAACCCCGGTGGCCGCGCTGTGCACCGCACCGGCCGGCGACGTCAGCGCGGCGCTTACACCGTCCGCGTGCTGCAGCCGCGACCCTATCTCGACCGAATCATGCGCCAGGAGGAGCCCAATCTGGAGCGTCGGGTGCGCGCCGCGCTCGACGAGGGACTGACCTGGCGGGAGACCAAATGATGGCCGACGTAACCCTGCCAGACAACGCGACCTCTGGGACCGTCGTCGCGGCGATCTCGATCACGATGTCGGACGGCTCCGATTTTGAGGGCACGCTCGAAGCGAGTCCGCCCGACACTGTCGACATCGTCGGTCGTAACCTCGTAACGGCGCGGCCAATGACGACGGCCGATGGCGGCTTGCACACCTGGACTGTCAAGGCGACGCAGGACGGCGAGGAGGCCGAGGGCACCCTCGATGTCGAGATCGTGCCGGTGCCGACAACCGTCACCTTTGATCCGCCGAATGTGCGCCTGCCGGACAACGCGACAGACGGCACCTTTCTCTCCGAGGTCGCCGTGGCGATGTCGGACGGCTCGGAGTTCACCGGCTCGCTTGAAACCAGCATGCCGGGCACCGTGCGGGTCAACGACGTCGACGAGCTGGAGCTGCTGCGCGATCTGACCTCGGCCGATGTCGGCGCCTACTCGCTCGTGGTGACGACGGCGGACTAGCCATGCCGATCACGGTCGATCTCACACCGCAGACACAGCCCACGGTAAGGGCCTCGGGGACGCTCCCGTGGCGCATCTCCGCGACACCGGCAGCGATTGCTTTCGACCCGGCCGTGCAGCCGCCCGCCACTGCCTCGGGCACCCTCGATCTCGAGGTGTTCACCGGGCCGATCGTCGCGCTGATCCCGGCCGTGCAGCCGCCGGTTACGGTCTCAGGGACACTGCCGCTGCACGTCGCACCGCGGCCGACCGCCATAGACTTCGCACCGCTTGTGCAGCCGCGCGTCGAGGCCTCGGGCGCCTTGCCGTTGCGCATCGCGCCCCGCCCGGTGCTCGTCGACATGACGCCCGCTTTCGTCTCATTGCAGGCGACGGGCACCTTGCCATTGCAGTTTTATCCGCGCCCGACCGCCGTGCGCTTCAATCCCTTTGCGCAAGCGCTGCAGGCGACGGGCCGCCAGGACATCCGCGTTTACCCCTCGATCCTCGATGTGCCCTCGGTCATCGACGAGACGATCCAGCAGCTTCGCGACTATTGCCCGCTGCTCGCCGGCCGGGTCGCCGGGGCCGCCAACTTCGCCAATGGCCTGCAGAATTACAACGCCAACATGCCACTGCCGGCGGCCTATGTGATCCCGCTCTCGGAAGAGGCCGAACCGAACCAGGTCATGATCGGCCTCATTCAGAAGGTGCACCGGACGATCGGCGTCGTCGTCGAGTTCGACGCGACCGCGGACCGCCGCGGCCAGGTGCCGGCGATGCATTTCGACGCAATGGAGGCTGGCATCCTGCGCGCGCTCCTCAACTGGCCGCCGACCTGGTGCCGGACGCCCAACAACCAGGGTTTCCAGCTCTCCGGCGGGCGGACGCTCGATCTCGACCGCGCGCGACTCTTCTACCAATGGGAATTTGGTCTGGATTGGCAGATTGACGATGCACAGGACGGCTGGCAACCATTGGGCGACCCGCTCGAATTCATCGAGTTGCACGTTCACAAGGCGCCGCTCTCCGGGCACCCGTGGCCGGCCGCGGTGATGCGCGTCAACATGCAGCCGCCGACCGTATGGGATGACCCGCGGCGGCCGACGCAGTGGGACGACACCCGCACGGTGTGGCTCGCATGACGAGCGCCATCGATCCCTCGAAGCCGACCTCGGGCAATGCCTATACGCAGGACGTGCGGGAGAACTTCCGTCATGCCCGCGCCGAGATCATCGATTTGCAGGGTCTCGTCACGTCGGTGCGCGAGATCGCCACCGCTGCCGCTCTCGCCGCGGCGCAGGCGCAAGATGCAGCGCGCGCAGCGGAAGCCGCCGCTGCCGCAGCCCAGGCCGCCGCCGAGACCGCCGCAACTGCCGCCGCGCGTGCCGTGCAACGGACCGGCGACTCGATGCTCGGGTTCCTGACACTGCATGCCGACCCGACCCTGCCCACTCACGCCGCAACCAAGGCCTATGCCGACGCACATGGCGGCGAGGGCGGGGGCGAACCCGGAGAGCCGGGACCGCCGGGCGAGAAGGGCGACCCGGGGGAGAAGGGCGACAAGGGCGATAAAGGCGACGAGGGCGAACGCGGCGACATTGGACCGCCGGGGTTGCAGGGCGACAAGGGCGAGAAGGGCGACCAGGGCGATCCCGGTGAGGACGGCATCACGCCCGATCTCGACGACTATCTGCGCCGCGATTTTGGCCACATGCTCGGGCCGCTTCTCTGTGTCGGCAGCGGCGGCGGCAGTGCGCCGGGGCTGATGATCGGAGAGAACAACACCGGCTTTCTGGTGCCGTCTGGCAACATGATGCAACTTTTGGTCGGCGGGGGGCTGATGTTTGCATTCTCGCCGGCCGGCCTATTTCCGGGCGCAAATTACAATTGCAGCGGTTACCGAATTACTGGAGTGCCGGCCCCGAACCTGGCGAGCGACGCGACGCCAAAGAGCTACGTTGACGGGCTCGCCGTCGATCCCTCGGCGTTTCTGGAGAAAGCCGGCGACACAATGACCGGCGACCTTCGTATAACTGGGACCAGTGGTCCGCCTGTTGACGCCAAGGTGCTGTTCGGCGTTCGCGGCGCCAGCATCCATTGGGATGAGCCCACCAATGCGCTGACGATCACCAAAGGCATGAGCAACTATCCGGTTTACATCCGGGCCAACGATGGCAGCAATCCGCAGCCGGTCATCGATCAGACGCTCGGCGACGCGCGCTATTTGAAAGTAGACGGCTCGAACGACTTTGACGGGTCGCTATTTTTGGCGTCGGACGGCGGAATTGTCTGGCGCAATGCGATCGCACCGGGCGGCATCGGCGCGCTTATTTTTGACTACACGTTAGGCACGACACCGGGTCTGACGTTCCGTCGCGGCGCTGGGCAAAATGATCTGTGGACCGAAGACAGCGGCGGTGCCGCCGCGACGCGCTCGCGCATCCTGACCGGGGTCGCTGGCCCGCTGACGATCAAGGCCGAGCCCGTGTCAATCGATCTGCCGGGAAGCGGCGCGTGGCAAACTTTCTGGCTGGGAAATTTTCCACTGCCGCGCAGTGGCAATTCGCGCGTTCTGGTCAGTGTTTCGGTCAGTGTCAATGCGCCGACTGGTTCAATCTGGTATCTTGGCGGGCGACTGGCCCTGCCGCCTGAGCAAGTCGAACGCCGGATCTTTATTTATAGCCAGAACAGCACCGGCACATTCAATTTTTATGCTGATGTGACCGGAAACAACCCGACTATCGCGGTGGAGTTGGCCGCATTGGGAGACGCCGGTTCACCGCCCAATGGGCTCAGCACTATCGCGACCGGCGCTAACCGCTCGCAAATCATGATCACTGACATGGGGCCACGCTGATGAGAGTGAAACCGACAAATCCCGCGGTCAAAGTGCCGTATCCCGGCGCGGGACCGATGCAATTCCTGCCGGAAGAGGGCGCCGAGGTGCCCGACATCCAGTATTGGCGGCGCCGGCTGCTCGACGGCGACATTGCGATCATCGACGAGCACCCGGCGGCGAGACCCGCGGCCCGCCATCACACGGGAGCGTGATCAATGGCGATCAACTTTACCTTTTACCCGGAGAGCAACCGGGTTCCCGGCGTCTTTGTCGAAATGGACCCGTCGCAGGCCAACACGGCGCGGACCTTTCAGCGCTCGCTGGTGCTCGGGCAGATCACCGACGACGGCGACGCACCGCCGCTCTTCCCGCTGCAGGTCAACACCCTAACGCAGATCCAAGCTGCCTGCGGGCGCGGCTCGATGCTCGCCATGATGGCGCATTCGTACCGCACTTGCGACCCGTTCGGCGATCTGTGGATCTTGCCCTATGCGGACAGCGGGACCGCGGCGGCGGCCGTGGGCTCGATCACCTTTGCCGGCAGCAATGCCGCGTCAAACGGCACGCTCTTTCTCTACATCGCCGGAATGCCGGTGCGCTGCGGCATCGCCGAGGGCGACACGCCGGCCGCGATAGCGACGAAGCTGCTGACGGCTCTCGACAATCTCGACGATCTGCCGGTGACCGCTACCCGCGCGCTCGGCGTGGTCACCTTGACGGCGAAGAACAAGGGCCTGTCCGGCAACAGCATCGACGTGCGCCTCAACTATTACGGCGCCGCCGGGGGCGAGTGGACGCCGCCCGGCCCGACGATCACGATCGTGCAGCCGACCGGGGGCACCGGCAATCCGCTGATCAGCGACGGCCTGGCGAACCTCAGCGATCAGAATTTTGATTTCATTGTGACGCCCTACACCGACACGCCCAATCTCGACGCGATGAAAATATTCCTCGACGACGCGACCGGGCGGTGGAGCTGGGAGCAGATGCTCTACGGCGGCGCGTTCAGCGCCTACCGCGGCTCGTTCAGCCAATGCGTCAATTTCGGGCTCGCGCGCAACGACCAGCACACGTCGGTCATGCCCTACAACAACAGCCCCGATCCGCCCTGGGTGTGGGCCGCGCAGATCGGCGCTTTTGCGTCGGCCTCATTGCGCGTCGATCCCGGTTTGCCATTGCAATACATCGGGACTTACCTGAAGGCCCCGCCGGTCGCGAACCGCTGGGCGATCGGCGAACGCAACACCTTGCTCTATTCGGGATTGTCGAGCTTCCGCGTCGCCGACGACGGCACCGTAGTCATCGATCGAATGACTACGACCTATCAAAAAAACCCGGCCGGCACCGAGGACGACAGCTATCTCGACGTCGAGACGATGTATGGGCTGATGTATGTGGCGCGTGATCTCGCGCGCTACCTGGTCTCGAAGTACGCGCGCAAGAAGCTGGTCAGCGACCAGACGCCGATCCTGCCGGGGTCGAATTCCGTCAATGCGCCGATGATCAAAGCCTCGACGATCGCCGAGTATCGCGTGCTCGAAGCCAATGGCTTTGTGCAGAACAGCCGGAACTTCGCGCGAGACATCGTCGTCGAGAACGCCGGCCGCGGGCTCGTCAAGATCCTGGCGCCGGTTGATCTCGTCAATCAACTGCGGCAGATCGCGATCCTGCTGCAGTTCAGGAAGTCGTGAGATGGCGGCTACTACATCCCCGGCTAATGCATCCCCGGCTAAGGCAGAGCCGATGCTGCAATTCTTCGCGTTCGGTCATTTGCGCGCGGACCTGCAGCCGGTCAGCCGGGCTTTCGGTGATCTCGCGCAAGAGATCGTCGACACCTTGCCGCGCAATCCCGAACGGACGGTCGCATTGCGCAAGCTCTTGGAGGCAAAAGACTGCGCCGTCCGCGCTCTACTCTACGAGGAGGCTTGAGAAATGGCGCAATGCGAACGGCTCGCCGGCATCACCGGGCTGACGATCGACGGCACCGCCTACATGGTGGTGTCGGACGTCACCTGGTCGCCGGCCAAATGGAGGCGCGAAACGCTCGTCGGCCTCGACTTTGTGCACGGGTTCAGCGAGGTGCCGCTGCAGGGCTATATCGAGGCGACGCTCCGCGACTCCGGCGCTATTGCGGTCGGAGACTTCAACGATATGCGATGCGTCGAGGTCTTGGTGACCCTCGCCAACGGCAAGGTGGTCGGCGGCGCCAACATGTGGAACACCTCGGCGCTCGAGGTGCGCGCCGCAGAGGGCACCTTTGTCGTCCGATTTGACGGCACCGACGTGGCGGAGCAATAGGCCATGCAATCGACACCCGCGCACGTCAATGGCTTCGAGGAAGAGGGCGCGCGCCCGATCGACGGCGCCGACGAGCCGCGTACCCTCGACATCGAGATAGACCCGCCGATCGAGGCCAACAACCGGACGTGGACGAGCCTGCACCTGGAGGAACCGACCGCGAAAATGATTGAACTCGCCGAGGCCGAACTCGCCGGCAACATGTCGGTGCATGCATTGCGCAAATACCAGATCGCGCTGGTCAGCCAGGGGGCCAAGGTGCCGCGCGCCGTCGTCGAGCGGATGCGCATCAGCCAAGTGCGCGAGGCCGCCGATTTTTTATCCGGCTTCATCGGCGGTGGCCCAGCAACTGGCGCGAGCTGATTGCCGATCTCGCCCGCTGGTGGCATTGGGGACCGCAAGAGGCCTGGGATTTGACCGGCACACAGATCAACTGGTGGCTCGACCAGGCGAACCGCATCGCCGCGCGCGAACGCGCTGCGGCTGAAGAGGCGATGGCGCACCGCCGCCGCTAATGGCCGGCTATTCCGTCACCTATTCGGTCGTCGACGAGGCGACCGCGAAGATCGAGGCGATCAACAAGCGCATCCGTCAGATGCGCGAGCCGATCGAGCGCCAACAGCGCGCGATGCAGCGCTTTGTCGACGTCTCGGGCTTGCGCAAGGTCGGCGAAGGGTTCCAGACGATCGCGCGCCAAGCCGGCGATGCGTTCTCCTCGATGTCGCGCCTTGTGCCGGTCATGGGCGCGCTCACCGGGGCCGTCTCGATTGCCGGCATTGCGCGGCTGGCGAACACGTTCGGTCAATTCGGCCTCACCTTGCAGGGCCAGGCCGACCAGATCGGCACGACCGCGCAGCAATTGCAGGTTTACCAGGACGCGACGCGCCTCGCCGGGGGCAGCGCCGACGACATGACGGCGAGCCTCAAGGGCCTCACCACTCAATCCGCAATGGCATTCCGCGGCGACGCGCAGGCCGTCGCGTGGTTCCAAAAGGCCGGCATCTCACTGACTGACGTCAACGGCCAACTGCGCAGCTCGACCGAGCTATTGCCCGACGTGCTGCGCTACATCGGCTCATTGGAGAATCCGACCGATCGGATGACCGCGGCAATGGGGTTCGGCGGCGAGTCGCTGGCAAACCTCGTGCGGACCTTCGAGCGCTCTGGTCAACCAATGGACAGGTGGATCGACCGGGCGCGGCAGATGGTGCCGCTCACCGATCAGCAGATCGAGACGCAGCGACGCTACAAGCAGGCGGTGAGCGAGAGCGAAGTCGCCTTCGATCATCTCGGCCAGCAGGTCGGGACCACGATGGCCGACGCCCTGACGCCGTTCTACTCCGCAATGGGCAACTGGGCGAAAGACCCGGCCAATGTGACCGCCGTCAATGATCTCGCCAAGGCGTTTGGCGATCTCATCAAGGCGATTGACTGGAACAAGGTGCTAACGGGACTGACGGAACTGCTCAAAGGCGTAACGGCGCTGCTCAAAATTCTGAAGGACAACCTGGGCATCGCCGAGGCGATCGCGACCGCGTTCGCCGTCAAATGGGGCGTCGGCATGGTGGGCTCGATCGGCCGGGTGGTGAGCGCTCTGGGCACCGCCGGCACCGCGGGGGCCGCCGCCGCCGGAGGAACCGGACTGCTCGGCGCACTGGCCGGGATTGCCGCGCTCGCGACGACGATTTCCGCGGCCAGCCGACTGAAGGGCGCGGTCGAGGAGCGCGCCGAGGAAAAGGGCATCTCCACTCCCCGCGCGCTCGCCGAGGAGATCCTGTTGCCCGACACCGGGGGCCGGATTCAACGCGCCGAGCGCCGCAAGGCCGAACGCGAGGCCGCGGGCGACACGCGGACGTTCTGGCAACGCAACGCGCCGGGGTTTCTCGGCGGCACAGAGGCGCCGCCACCGCCGGCCGCGGAAGGAGGCGGCGGACTTACCACACCGCAACCCGCTCGAGGCCCCGAGCCGCCCGTCAAGGGCCGCTATCAGGCGACAGCGGGCGATCTCGTCAATGAGCTGGTCGACCGTCACGGGCTCGAACGCCACCAGGCGGCCGGGCTCGTCGGCAATCTCGGTTACGAGTCCGGCGGGTTCGAAAAACTGCAAGAACAACAGCCGCTCGTGGCCGGCAGCGCGGGCGGCTGGGGCTATGCGCAATGGACCGGACCCCGCCGTAACGCGTTTATGGCCTTTGCGAAAGAACGCGGTCTCGATCCAGCGTCACACGAAGCCAATGTCGAGTTTCTGAACCACGAATTGTCACAACCGCAGTGGAGCCGATACCTCGACCGCCTACGTGGCACGAAGTCGGTCGAAGAGGCGAGCCGACTGACGCATAAGGAATACGAGACACCGCAGGACGTGTTGACCGGCACCTATGCGAGCGGGCCGGGACGGCTGCGTTATGCCCGCCAGGCGCAAGGGCTCGCCGAAGAGGCGGCGGCGCGCGGTCTGCCGGAGGTTGCGCAGGGTGCACCCGCGGAGGTGACCGGGGGCCGCCCGGAGCTGGCGCTCGCCGAACAGGCCGCAGCGCGCGGTCTGCCGGAAGTAACACCGCCGGCCAATGCCGAACCGGCGCAGGGCGCGCCCGTCGAGGTGACCGGGGGCCCGCCGGTCTCGGGCTCGGTCGACATCACCGTGACGCACAAGAACCCGCCGCCGGGGGCGACGGTGACCGCGCGCGGCCAGGGTGACGTCAATGTCGACGATCCGCGGACCGAGCACCAGACGCTCGCCGCGGCATGATCAGCATCCAGGAGATCGCCCAGACTGTCGGCCGCGATCTCTTCGCCGACAATCGGACAACCGGCTGGCTCGGATCGTCCTGGTGGGAACAACTGCAGCCGGGCTCGTGGCGCGGTGTGGGGTTTGTCATGGACGCCGCCGAGACGCGCGCCGGCCGCCGCATCGCCATGCACGAGTACCCCTATCGCGACACCGTATGGGCGGAAGATCTCGGCCGCCTGCCGCGCCGCTTTGCGTTTCAGGCCTTCATTGTCGGCGACGACGTCTACGAGCAGCGCTCGGCGATGATCGCCGCGTGCGAGCAGCCGGGCGAGGGCACGCTGGTGCACCCGACGCTCGGGACGATGGAGTGCGTGCTGCTCGATTTCACGACGACTGACCGCCGCGAGCGCGGCCGCATGGTCGAGATCTCCTTTACGTTCGTGATCTCGTCGGATCTGCGCTTTCCCGCCTCGATCACCGCCACCGACCAATACGTCAGCGCGCTCGCGCTCGTATTGAACCAGGCCTCGGCCGCCGATCTCTCTGCGGTGCTCGGGACGATGAGCACAGTCCCGCAGGCCGCCGCTCGCGACGTCCCAGACTTCGCCGCACAGGCGACCGGGGTGGTCGATGACCCGACGCGCATGCTGCACTCGGTCAACGGGTTGCAGGGCTATTACGGACGCTATGCGACCGGCCGGCGCGGCACGATGCTGCCGGCGACGACGACGCCGCAATCGGCTCTGGCGAACGCCGTCTCCTCGAGGGACGCGGTGTTGACCGCGGCGACCCGCCTCGTTGGCGCGGCGGGCGCGATCTGATGGCGGCGGCCGAGTTCTCGCAGGCGGCCGAGGAGCTGGCCGCGGCGCTCGTCGCCGCAATCAACGACCCGGCCGACGCGATCCGCCTCTTATTGCCGCTCACCGAATGGATGCCGCCGCTCCTGCCGGGGCGCGGACCGCTCGCCGACCGCGCCCGCGACGTGCAGGACGCGCTTGCCGCCAATCTGCGCTCTACCGCGTGCGCGGCACTGGCGCAGGCGACGATCGCCTACGAGCCGGTGAGCTACCAGGACGCGCAGAGTGTGCGGCATCTGGTGTGTGACGCGCTCGACGCCGAGGCGACCCGTTCCGCCGACGCCGCCCGCGATGCTACCTACCAGGCATTGCGCGAATTGCGCACCGCCGTCGCGCTCGATCTCGCGGCGCGTGGCGCTCACCTCGCCTATCTCGTCGAGATCGAGACCCGCGTCTCGATGCCCTCGCTGGCGATGGCCTGGACGCTCTACCAGGACACGACGCGCGAGCCGCAGCTCGTCGCCTCGGCCGCGCCGCGGCACCCGCTCTTTCTGCCGATGACCTTCCCGGCGCTGGCGTCGTGAGCGCGACTGAACGCCAAGCGTTCAGACGCCTGTCACGCACCCGGCGGAGCCGGGCGCGATGAGCGCCGCGCACGGCATCCCGTCGCGCGGTGCGCCGCCTGGGGCGGCCGACGTGCTCGCGCTGATCATCGCCGGCCAGCAATGGATCGGCTGGCAGCGCGTCGCGGTGACCCGCTCGATGGATACCGTGCCCGCCTCGTTCGACATCCAGGTCACCGAGCGCTACCCGACGACGGGCGACGTCTCGATCAAGCCGGGCGACGCGTGCCAGGTGAAGATCGGCGGCGATCTCGTGATCACCGGCTATGTCGACCGCTACGCCGCCGCGGTCACCGGCACCGACCACACGGTGCGGATCGCCGGCCGCAGCAAGTCGCAAGACCTCGTCGACTGCTCAGCCTTTATCGGCGACAAGGGCGACCCGTCATTCCAGGTGAAGGGCGGCACCGCGCTGTCGATCGCGCAGCAGCTCGCCCGACCCTATGACGTCGAGATCTCGTCGATTGCCGGACCCGGCGCGCAGATCCCGCAATTCAACATCAACCTCGGCGAGACCGCGTGGGAGATCATCGACCGCATCACCCGCTATTCGAAACTGATCGCCTACGATCTGCCGGACGGATCGGTGGTCATGGCGCAGGCAGGGACCGAGACAATGGCCTCGGGCGTTCAAGAGGGCGAGAACGTCGAGCAGGCGTCTGTCAGCTTCTCGCTCGATCAGCGGTACTCGGATTACGAGGGTCACCTTCTCTCGACCGGGGTCTTTGGCAACGATACCGGGCAGGCGGCAACGCGCGTCGGCCAGGTTGTGAACGACGCCGGGGTGCCACGCTTCCGCAAGCGCTACATCATCAGCGAGCAGAGCCAGATGGGGCACTTTCTCGCGCATGACCGCTCGATCTGGGAGTGCAACCGCCGCGCCGGCCGCAGCCAGGCGGTGAATGTCACCTGTGACGCCTGGCGCGACGCTGCGGGCGCGCTGTGGTCGCCGAACCATCTGACGCCGATCCGCCTTCCGGCGCTGAAATTGCCCGATGAAAACTGGCTGATTGCCCAGGTCAGCTATACCCGCGACGAGACCGGCCAGCATGCGCTCCTCGTGCTGATGCCAAAGGAGGCCTTTTCGCCCGAGCCGGTCGCGTTCCAGCCCTTGCCGGTGCTCGTGCAGGACGTCGAGCGGTTCAACGCGACAAAGCCATGAATTCGACGCAGCACCTGCAAAATCAGATCGATCGACTATACCGGAGGATCCTGATGACCGTGGCGCCGGTCAAAATCACCGCTACCGACGACGAGGGACCGATCCATCGCATACAAGGCCGGGTCCAGGGCACGCCCGAGACGATCGACGACATGGGCGTGATGCAGATTTACGGGCTCGCCTCGCACGCGCCGGTCGGCACCGATGCAACCGCGATGTTTGTCGGCGGCGACCGCGCCAATACGGTGATCATCGCCACCGGCAACCAGAAGTACCGCCTGCGGGGCCTCAAATCGGGCGAGGTGGCGCTCTACAGCGACGAGGGAGACTTTGTGAAGTTCCGCCGCGGCAAGATCATCGAGGTCAAGGCGCAAGAGGAACTCAAAATCGAGACAAAGAAGCTCACGATCCAAAGCGACGAGATCGCGATCAAGGGGAACATCGAACTGGACGGCAATCTCAGTGCTACGGGCCGCGTCAATTGGAGCGCGACCGGCGGCGGCGGACCCTCGGCGCAAGACGAGGACCGCACCCGCGAATGAATGCGCTCGTCGAGCTGCCCGATGCGCCCGCTGCACTGCCGGAAGGCGGCAATGGCGGTGACATCCGCGTCATCTGGGACAATACCAACGCGCTCGGCGATTGGGGCCTCGCCGAGGGCGACGTCGAGACCGGCCAGGATCTCGAAACCGCGTGTTTGGTGTCGCTGTTCACCGACAAGCTCGCGACACCCGATTTCACCCCGACCGACGGCACCACCGATCGGCGCGGCTGGTGGGCCGACCCGTATCTCGAAGAGGGACCGCTCGGTTCGAACCTCTGGCAACTGGAACGCGCGAAGAAAAACCGCGACACGCTCGGGACCGCGCGCCGCTACGCCCTCGATGCGCTGCAATGGCTGGTCACGGACGGGATTGCGAAGCACGTCTGGTGCAACACCATGTGGTTGACCCCGACGATGCTCGGGATTGCCGTCGCGATCATTCGGCCGGACGGCAGCGAGAGCCGCTATCGCTTCGGCTGGGCGTGGACGGACCTCGCAACCGTGCGCTCGCCCGTGATGTTCCCGCCGGAGCTGGTGCCGTAGCATGCCGTTCGCCCGGCCGACCCTCACCGGACTGCGCAATCAAGCAATCCAGGACATCACCACCTCCGGGGTGCCGGGGCTCACGGGGCTGTTGCGCAATGCCGTGCTGCGGGTGCTCGCCTGGTGCATGGCCGGGCTCGCCTACAGCGTCTATGGCTATGCTGACTGGATTGCCCGCATGGGCGTTCCGTTCACCGCGGAGGACGAATTCCTCTTTGCCTGGGCGGCGCTCGTCGGGATCTATCCGAAGGAGGCGACCGCAGCGCATGGGCGCGCGCAGTTCACCGGGGTGCCCGACACCGTGCTGCCGGCCGCTACACCGCTGACTCGCGTCGACGGGACGCCCTATGTGACGACGGCCGAGGGCCGGGTCGACCTCGCCGGCTTTGCGCTCGTGCCGATCGAGGCGACGGTGCTGGGCGCCTTCACGAATGCCATCAGCGACACCCCGATCTCGATTGCGCGCCCGGTGACCGGGATCAATTCCGGCGGCGCGATGATCGGGCCGGCGGTCGGCGGCGCCGACCAGGAATCGAACGGGGCATTACGCAACCGGATGCTGGCGCGCTACCGCGCCCCGCCGCACGGCGGCGCCGCTCACGATTACATCGCCTGGGCGCTCGAGGTTCCGGGGGTCACCCGCGCCTGGATCACGCCGCTTGGTTTGGGTCCCGGGTCGGTCATCGTTTATCCGATGCTCGATGACGCGCAGGCCGAACACGGCGGTTTTCCGCAAGGGATCGATGGCGTCGCCGCGGAGGAGCGCCGAGCGGGCGCGCCGCCGGCCGCGACTGGGGATCAACTCGTCATCGCCGACCATATCTGGCCGGTCCAGCCGGTGACCGCGCTGATCTACGTCGCCGCGCCGCGACCCTACCCGATCGACGTCACGCTACTCGCGCTCGATCCGAACACCGACGAGATGCAGCGCGCCATCCGCGCCTCACTCGTCGACATGTTCCTGGTGATCGGCGAGGTCGGCGGCACCGTCTACCCGTCGAGCTTCTATGCCGCGATCCTCGGGACGCCGGGGGTGCGTCAGTTCACGATGTCCGAGCCGCAGCTGCCGATCACCGCGCCGCCCGGCACGCTGCCGATCATGGGTCTATTGATCGCGCCGGTACTCGCCTAAATGCCGCTCCTCGTCTACTCCGCCGCAGACTATCTCGGCCAATTCCAGCGGCTCTTGCCGCGCGGCCGGATCTGGCACCGCGGCGCCTCTCGCGTGCAGGACGCCGTTCTCGCAACGCTCATGCCCACCTGGGCGCGGCTGCATCTGCGGCTCAACGACCTGATCGCGCAAATCTTCCCGTGCTCGACGACTGAGCTATTAACGGAATGGGAGGCGACGCTCGGCCTCCCCGACCCGTGCATTGGCCCGCTCGACAGTCTGCAGGCGCGCGTCGCTGCAGTGTGCGCAAAATTCGCCGCGCGCGGCGGCCAGTCGAAAACCTATTACATCGAGGTGGCGCACGCGCTCGGCTTTGAGATCGAGATCGAGGAGTATGCGACCTTTGTCGCCGGCTCGGCAACCGGCGGTCTGCTCTCCGGGCTCGATTGGGCCTATGCCTGGCGGATCATCGTCGCCGAGACCATGGTGCGCGCCTTCTCGGCCGGGATCAGCAATGCCGGCGAGCCGCTGCGCGAATGGGGCAACCGGACGCTCGAATGCGTCATGGAGGCGCTCAAGCCGGCCCATACGATTCTGGTCTTTACCTACCTCTCCGGGGGCGCCTCGACGTGGGACGCGGGTCAATCGAGGTGGGACTTTGGTCTTTCAAACTGGGATCAGTTCAATGCCTAGCCAAATAGACGAGACCTGGCCCGTGTTCGGTGAGCCGACCACGGCAAGCGTCCGCACGAATTTCGGCACTGCAAAGAGCGAGATCAGCACGCTGCAAGAACGGCTCACCGATCCGCCGCCCGACGCGTCGGCGACGTCGCTGGTGCTCGCCTACACCGACGAGTCGGGCATCCTGCAGCCGCTCGGCCGGGTCATGGTGGACCAGCCCGATCCCGCCATCGGCGGCGGCCGATGGCTCTACGTCCGATTGACGGAGTGAGAATGATGGAACCGACGACGATCGATCCAGCAACGCCGGTCACGGTGACGTTCCAATGGCAGATGTGGAGCGCGATCCTCGCGGTGTTGCTCGATGCGCCCTACCGCATCGCCGCGCCGGCCATCAAGGGGATCACCGAGCAGGCGCAGGCCGCCGCACTGCCGGACCCTTATCTCGCCAGTGCGAAGAACGGGCAAGAGCGCGCGCATGTACAGGATTGACAACCCGACCGCGGTCGCCGCGCTGCCGTCGATCCCGCCGCCCGGCCCGCAAGGGTTTTTTGTCAACGGCAACCCGCAGACCGGGCTTGTCCCGACGCGCGTTGACGACTGGTGGCTGAACACGATCCAAGAAGAGATCATGACGGTTATCGGCGCGGTCGGCATGCAGCCGAACAAGAACAGCCGCTCGCAACTTTACGAGGCAATCCAGGCGATCGCCTACGGCGCGACACCGGAATTGAGCGCCTACCTGCCATTGACCGGAGGCACGCTCGCCGGTCCCGGCAATCTGACTGTGCAGGGCCACCTTGCGGTCAGCGGCGTGGTGACCGCGGGTAGCGAGGGCATTGTCTATGCCGGCATCGGGTCGGAGAATAGGATCGGTTTTAGGTGGAACCCGCCATATGTTCAGGCGTGGGTCGACGGCATCTATCAGGGCGAACTCGCAACGACGGCCGGCTATCTGCCATTGACCGGCGGCACCCTCGCCAATCCCGGCAATCTCACCGTCAGCGGCACTTTATACGCGAGTGCTGGGGCGACGATCTCCGGCACGACGATGACTAATGCTCTCGATATCACTACCGGCATTGCGACCATCGGTGGCGAGGGCATTGTCTATGCCGGCATCGGCAGCGCCAATAGGAACGCCTTTGGATGGACCGGCGCTAACGTGACAGCCTGGGTCGACGGCATCTATCAGGGCGAACTCGTAAATACGGCGCTGCTCAACGGCTATCTGCCGCTGAGCGGCGGCACACTGAGCGGCACGCTGATCTGCAGTAGTGCGCTCTACGGCAATGGTCCGGTGCAATTAGCCAGCTCGTTCCACGTTATGGGCGGCAGCCCGCAAACGATCATCGATTCCGCCAATTTCTACGTCAACTCAGCGTCGGCCCAGTTCGGCGGCAGTTTCGTGGCGCTCAGCGGGGCGACGATCAATGGCACGATTACCACCAACACTGTGGCCGCCGGCGAAGTACAGACCGGCCGCCTCAACGTCTCGGGTATGGCCTACTTTCACGACGGCAATCTTATTGGTCTGGGCACTGCCGGCACGCCTAGCCCCGCGCTCGTGAGCAGTGACTCCCTAGCGCGCGGCTATGGCTTCTGGTCCTCGGCCGGCTCGATGGCGATGGGACCGTGCGATGTGAACGGCACGCCGATCATCGACTATCTGCGCGTCGGTTGGAACACTAGCGACAATCTGTTACTCGTCACTGGCAACCCATACAACGTCACCAGCGCTACTTGGCATGTGCTCATCGGGTTGCAGCGCGAGGTAGTGGATTACGATCGCGGGCTCGATGCGATCCGCCGATTGCGTCCGGTCACCTATCGCCGCGATGGTGACGACGAGGTCGTGCATGGCCTGGTCCCGGCCGAGGCGTTCGCTGCGCTGCCGGAGATCCGGAGTGGCCCCTCGATCAGATTGCACGAGGAGGACGAGGAGGAGGTCGAGCCAATGAATTACGGCGTCCTGACGTTCGCGCTGGTCAATGCCGTCAAAGAACTGGCGAACCGGCTCGACGCGCTGGAAGGCACCGAACTGGAACCGGAGCAGCACTGATGGCCTGGATTGCATCCGATCCGGGCTCGTTTGTCGGCCAGGTCGTGCAGAACGGCCATTGTGTCCGCTACGTGCAACTGGCCTCCGGCGCACCGCATACCTCGAGGTGGCGGCGCGGCGCCAAGGTGCGCGGTCACCCGGACATCCGCTATGGGACCGTGATCGCGACATTCGACCCGCTCGGCACCTATGGCAACCACACCGACGGGCGCAGCCATGCCGCGATCTTTGTGCGCCACGACCCCGAGGGGATCCGGGTGTGGGACCAATGGGTCGGGCACCCGGTCGCGCAGCGCGTCATCCGCTACCGCGGCGGCCAGGGCCGCGCGGTCAACGACGGCGATCAATTCTTCATCGTCGAGGGACCGGAGCCCGAGACTGCGAGCGCGGCTGCATGACGTGCGATGCCGCGTCAACCGTTCGACATGCTGGCGGCTTGCTTCTGGCTCGTCGCGGCGATTGTCGCGGTCATCCTGATCCTGATGGTGGCCGGCGTCGCCAGTTGCATCGTCGGGGTCGCCATCGGCCGCATGCCCGTGGGCTACTGCCTCGACAAGGGTGTGTTCCAGCTCGTGCACGACTGGTGGGCCGAGATCTTGACCACGGTCCTAGCGCTACTCGTCGCGGGCGGCGGACGCCCGCCGCCACCATCGCCGCCGCCGCCACCGCCGAACGAGTGAAAGGGGTTTCCTCCCGACTTGCCGGCCCGGAACATGGGAAGAGACGCCGGGCCGGCGTCTTTTTTCGGGGGGTTTCCGTGACGGTGCCGGAAACCCGCAGGCGGGGGACGGCGAAGGGGTGGAACGGGGTCGCCCGCTACCGATACCCCTCTATGAGGGAAAGGGGGCTCAGCGGGCTTCCTGGGGGATTTGCGCAAATCCGCAAACTGACGCTGTTGCTTGTCGCGGGGGTACATTTTTTCCCAAAAACGACATAACGCGTTCCCAGGCTTAGCCAGGGGAAGAGGCGCCGCGGGGCGCGGCCGTGGATGGGTGGAACGGGGTTGCCCTTCCTAGGGGATTTTGGGCAAATACCGATCGCCGCGCTTCGTGATCCGCTCGGCCTCGACCAGGACTCGCATCATCGTCTCGAATTCGTCGCGCCTGAGATATTCCGAAAGCGCGGCATAGATCCGATCGCCTGGGGCGCCCTGCGGCGTCCCGTTCACCGTCGCGATCACCGCATCGGCGACGCGCTGACGGGTGATCAACGCGTCGCGCTGCTCGCGGGTCATTTCCGCGGACGACGATCGATCCGCTGCAGCAGCCGAGGCTCCCACAGATCGTCGGTGACCCTGCCGACCAGCGGAATGATGACGGGCTCGTCGAGGAAGACCCGCCACGATTTGCCCTCTTTCCACTCGGCGGTGCCGGTCTTGCCGATGAACTCTTGCATGCCGCCGGTAATGCGGACGCGGCGCCCCGTGGTATAATTTCCGATGGTCATGGGTTGAACCTCCAACGTTCGACCTGTGATAAGAACGCCGCGGTGTCTCAACCACACCGCGGCGTTCGAGCATATGCGCTTAGTCCGTTTCGGTTTGTAGCGTGCGGGCTAACATATTGATCCACGATCGTCGGTTCGGCCCGGTTTGTAGGGCTAAGCCATTGCGAGAGAAAAAAAGACGCTCTCCAAGCCGAACTTAACGACCCGACTTGGAGGGCAAGTAAACCGCCACTTTCAGGGCTGGTTTGTAAGTCTATGCGAGCCGGTTTGTAACTTTGCCGTTCTGCCGCTGTTCCGCCATCGCGCCCTTGGCGGCGGCGGCGATGCCCTGCCAGGCCAGCATTTCCCGGTTGATCATCGCGAGGTATTCGCGCAGTTGCTTTGAAGTCTGGTGCCCGGTGACCGCCATCATCTGATCTTCAGAGGCGCCGCCGGCCGCAGCCCGCCGGCACCACGCCTTGCGCAACCCGTGCATTGTTGCTTCCGGGGGAAGACCGGCCGCATCGCACCATTTGCGAAACGGTGTGCCGATATAGCTGTCGGTGTAGGGCTTGCCGCTTTTCATGACCAGATAGGTTTTAATCCCGCAGACCGACGCCGCAATGATCTCCGCGAGCTTGGGCTCGATCGGCACATAGGCCATTGCCTTGGTCTTTTTCTGCCGCAGGACGATGACGCCATTCTTGACCATACCAGGCCCCAGACGGACCACGTCTGATCGGCGCTGTGCCGAGAACAGTGGCAATGCCATCGCCAGCAGCGCCGACGAGCCGATGGGGTGGTGCGCCTCATATTGCGCAATCCACTCTTCTGGCCAGGTCTGGTGCCCCTCCTCCTCGTCGTCGTCATCGGCCTTTGCTGGCGGCTTGTAGCCTTTGATACCGATCGTCGGGTCTTCTTTCAGCCACTCCAGCGCGACGGCGTATTGCATCAGCCCGCGCAATGCGACCAGTGCATTGCGCCGCGTCGACGGCAACAGCTTGTCGAGCCGCTCGATAATATCGGCGCGCCGCAAGCCGGCGATCGGCTTCTCACCGTCCTGTCCGCGAAATCTTTCGAGGATGCCTTTGCGCGACCGCCGGGTGCCCTCGGAGAGCGGTTCGAGGAAGTATTGGTTGCTCTGGTAATAGCTGGCGATCGTCTCGCTTACCGAGCCCGCTTTTGAGCGCTTTGCCTTGCCGATTTCGCTAACCGGCAATTTCTCCATCTCGGCGAGCCATGCCTTGGTGTATTCGACCGAGCCGGGCTCGCCCGGTATCGGCACCGGCTTGCGCCCATCGATCCGGAAATACCGTCGCACCTTGCCGTGGCGATCGTAAAACCGATTGACGTGCAGGGCCTCCTTCCCTGCGCGTCGGCGGCCAATCGGCTCATTGACTTTTCGGTCGCCGCTTCCAATAGTCATTGGGTACAGCCTCATCCCAGGGGTTGACCGGATCTGGCGTCGGTTCGTTTGCACCGGACGACGCCAGTTCCACGATAATGCTTCCGTCCTGGCCGATCGAGATGCGGGCCACTTTGCGACCAGAGCCGCGCTCGGCAGATCTGATCGCTGCGGCGACGTCGCGTTCGCGAAAGGTTAAACGGTCGCGCGGCATAGAGTGGACCCGGAGGCGGCGATTTCAATTCAAAGGTTCGTCGGGGTTGCGCCAGGCCGCCCTCATCATGGCCTGTTGGCGCTCGCTCTCCCGCATCGCCGGCAGGGCTTCGGCGAGGGTCGCCCACCTGGTGCACCCGACGTCATAGAACCAGATATCCGAACGCGCGCCACATAACCCGCACCACGGGTTCAGCACCGCCGATCGCAAGGCCTCGCTGATGTTTGCGCGCAACGGCGCCTCGACCTCCCTCCGCGCCTGGTCCTCGCTATCGGCCTCGCCGGCAGCGGCGAGAAGGCAGTGGCGCTGCGGACCACAGAGGCACTGCGCAATCCAGACCCGCCGCGTCATAGCTTAAAAACCAGGTTGATCGAATGCTCGACGCGCCCGAGGCGCGCGGCGACGCTTCGCATGGCGGTGTTGTCGACATGCGTCGACCCGTTGATTTCACGCAGTTTCAACTCGCGGCATTTGGCAACCAGTGCTTCCCACAGCGCCCGGTAGACGCCATGACCGCGATGTTCCGGCACCACATAGCCGAGGTGGATGTTGGCGCACTGTAACCAGTCGGCTTTGGCATAGGTGATGATCCCGATTGGTCGGCCCGCGTCGTAGGCCACGACCGCTCGATCATCCCAATAGATCAGCGGGACCGTGTCCGCTACGAGGCCGGCCCGCAAAAGGTCGACCCAGCCCTCAGCCACAAAGCCGATGAGGGACGTTCCGCCCATATGGTCGACGTGTTCGATCTCCATCCCCGTGGGCGCCCTCACCGCATCGAGCGGCATGGGCTCCTTATGCTCGGTCATAGTGGGTCGATCCCTTCGGTGACGGCGCGGTCGATCCAGCGTGAGATCGCCGCGCGCGAGGTCAGCCCGTCGATGTCGGCGCGCAATTCCTCGATCTCTGGGCCGCGCCATGCCGGCGCCATGATCCACTGCCGCAAGTAGGCGCGCAGCGTCACAATTTGTTTCGTCGTCATGGGGCCGCCGCCGAGGTAAGCCTCGACCGCCGGCCGCACGACGCCAGACGTCTCGTGCATCCAATAACCGGGTGGGGTCATCGTTGACCGAGACCCGGCATCGGCCCGTCGGGCGCCTGCGCCGCGCGCTGTATATCGACCAGGATCAACTGCACCGCCACGAGGTGCGCCTCAATCGCCCTGGCCCGTTCGCGCACCGGCAGGTTCGTCAAACTTGCCATGAACGCGGCGCCAATGATGCCGGGGATCAAAATCGACGGCACGCCGTTGCGGCGCAGCTGCCCCTCGATCCGGGCGGCCTGTCGAAACAGTTGCTCTTGCGTCATGCTGCGGCCTCCGTCATCTGGCGCAGTGGCGCGGCCAGGCCGCCCTCGATCCAATACGACTGGCCGAGCTCCGCCGCGGCTAGGTCGGGCACTTGCTCGCGCCGCGTCAGGGTCATACAGACGAGACCGGCCAGGCCCGACTCCTCCATCATCCCGAACAACCCCGACCGCGTCGCACCGTCGAGGACGTCGGCGGCGTCGAGCACGATCATGTCGCTGTCGTCGAGCTGCGCCATTGCGCACTGCAGCACCGCGCGGACCCGGTACTGTTCCGAGGTCGAGAGCAGCGCATAGGGGCGCCCGCCATAGGCCAGCAACATCGCCGGATCGACGGTGACCGCGGCCCACTCCGCGGCGTCAGAGAGGGGTTCCAAAGTCCGGTTAAACACTTCGAGGACGCGGCCGAGTTTCTGCGCACGCAACCCATCGGCCGCCAAGATCTTGAGCACGAGGTCGTTGCCATTGACCCGGTCGCGCAGATCGTCCGCCTGCCGCTTGGCGCGCCACGCCTGCACCCGCGCCTCGGCGTCGCGGACCTTCGCCTCGGCGCCGGCGACGTCGACCTGGGGCGCATCGGCGGGGATTTGGCTGAGCCGGTGCCGCGCATCGGCGGCGAGCTGCATCGCATCGCGCGCCCGTTCGACCGCGCGCCGCTGCTCGGCGAGTTGGCCGCTTACCCGACCGATCGCGCCATCGGTGTCGGCGATCGCTAGACGCCGCTGTTTCAATTCGTTGGGCGCCACCGTCTCGGCCGCTTCGAGCCGCCGCGTCGCGAGATCGATTTGCCGCAGCACGACCAGGCCGCCGCAATGCGGGCACGGCATCTCCGCGTCGGCGCCGCCTGGGGGCAACGCCGCGCGCGTGCCGCGTAACTTTTCCAAATCGGTTTCGAGACGCGTCTCCTCGATCTCGGCGTCGGCGAGCCGGTCTTTGCGCTCCTCGATCGTGTCGGCCTCGTGTTCGAGGCCTTCGCGCTGCGCGCCGGAAACTGCAGCCGCGCCGATCGCCGCCTCGTGCGCTCCTTTGGCCGCCGCGACCGCGGCGAGGAGATCATTCTCGGCCGCCTCTTCGAGGTCCTGCGACCAGCCGCCGGGCCGCCAGGTCTGCGCGACCCGCGCGCCCCAATTGGCGCCGGTCACGTGACGCCAGGCGCCCTTCAATTCGGCGCCGGTCTCGCGGCGCTTCTCGTGGGCACCATCCCATCCCTGCGCCTCGACCAGATCCCAGATGATTTTGATCACCCGCTCTTCGCCGAGACCAACATCCGCCAGGGCCGCGGCGAGATCTTCGCGCGTCGGGTCAGCATGCAGATACCCGGCCAGGATCTGCGCGCGTTCCCTGGGCGCCAGCAATGCCACGCTGTCGAGCCCCGCCGCCCAGATGCTGGCGTGCGGCGGGTCGCCCTCGGCGGTCGCCTGACAGGCCGGCCATTCGACCCGCGCCGTTCCCGATTCGTCGTCAAATTTGATCTCGACAAACGCGCCGCTTGCGCCCGTGCGGACGAGCACGCCGGCCGAGCCCTTGCCGACATTCTCGATCATCAGCGCCCGGCCGGTCAGCGCCGCGCCGACCGCCTGCACGATCGACGACTTGCCGGCGGCGTTCCTGCCGGCGACGAGGGCGAGGGGATCGCAGACGATGTCGGCGCGCTCGCAACCGCGGACGTCGCGGACCCGGATCGCGATCATCAAATGTCCTGCTCGTCTTTGGGCCGCCCGACGATCTGCTCAAGTCGGCCGATCGCCTCTTTTAGCCGCTCCCAGCCATCATCGCCCGCGTAGTAGCGCGCCCAGACGACGCCGCGGGCGGCGGTCCACACATCGGCCTCGGGACTGATCCCGACGGCGCGCAGGTACTTCGCGCAATGGTCAAATGTCTCTTGCACCAGCCGGGTGAGTTTTGCTTCGTCATCCATCGGCGCCGGCTCGCGGTAGAAGCGATTTTCCGATTTATTCATGGCTCACGCCTCGAATTTGACGCGGCTACCGCCGCGGCGGGCGCTCTCCGGAGGCGCGGTTTGCCCTCGCTGCGCATCCTCTGGAGAGCGATCCGGCGGCGGTGTCGCCGGACCCTCTTGGCGGGCCTCGGCGGAGGCCGCCTGTGGCGGTTGCCGGGTCTGGCCGCCCTCCGCTGCCCGGCGGGGTTGCGTGGGCTCCTGGGTCTCCTGCTGGGCTTCCTGGCCGACCTCAAGGCCCAACGCGCGGGCGGCCTCGACAAACGCCGGGAGCCGACCCTCGCGCGCGGCGTCGCCGAGCCCGCCGATCTGGTCGAGGGTCAACGCCTCGATCGCGCGCCGGTCGAGGGCGAGGGCGCGCTGTGCTGCAAAGCGCAGCACATTGGAACGCTTCTCATCGATTACCGAGGCGGTGATCGTCTCTTCTTTTTTCAGCTTCAGCATCGCCTCGCGCCAGCGGATTACGATGTCCTGCGGGACGTGGCTCAGCACCAAATTTCGGAAGACTTTGCTCTGCGCGATCGTCGCGTAATGCGGACGCTCAAACCAGCCACCGGCGCGCCGCTCCTCAAAGCGTTTTTCGAGTTTTTCCTGTTGGTATGAATTGCCGGTCTTGATGTCGACCATCTCGGCGACAACCGAATAATAATCATCCTCTTCGGTCAGTTCGGGTATTAGCTGGACGGTGACAGCCGGCGGGATATTTTCTGCGGGGAACGTCTTAAAAATATATCGCTCACCGATTTTTTGCTCGCTCATCACCAGACGATGCTTCAAGCCCTGGTAATGACTGGCCAGATGGCGCGCGCCGATGACGCTGATCCCGGCAACCTGTTTGCCGGCGATCTCGAAGTTGTAGACGAAGGTGCTGCTTCCGGCGCCGTGCAAGACCTCGTCGACGATCAGCGCGTTATCCCGCTGCTCCATCACATGATAGGCGTCGATGTCGAAGCCGCCGGTCATTGTGCGCATGGCTTCGAGGGTCTGCACCTGGCGCGGTGCGACGAGCTGCGGACGTGAGGTCTGGGCCATCACTTTTCCTCCTTGTCGGGCGGAAGTAGTTTGAATTCCGTGGCCTGCTTCAGCATTCCGCCGAGCATGCCGAGACGGGCGAGAGCGTCGGCGTTAGCTTTGCGGTCCTCGGCTCCAAGGGCCACAAAGTCGACGTTGGTCAGGCGGTCGGAGAGCTTGCGCACCGCCTTTCTAACCTCGCCGATCCCGTGGCGTTCGGCCCATGCGGTTTGCTCGTGCGGCGGCACGATGCGATAGCCGACGCCGCGGACATTGGTGAGCGCGACCTGGTGTTCGGTCAGTAGCGCTTCCTCGAATTCGACGAATTGCGCGAGGAACTGCAGTTTGAGCTTTTCGGCTTCGGCGAGCGGTGTTGTCGGCAACGGGCGCTTGATCAGAAACAAATCATAGAGTTCGGCGAATTCGAACAACGCATCCGGCTGCAGTCGATGGTCGCGCACGAGTCGAGTAATTGCCTCGCGCCAGGCCGGATATTGCTGGGTCAGGTGATCGTCATCCATCAAACCAATCCTCTCTGATCACGTCAGGTCTACTCACTTCAACTCATTGCTGATGAATTCCCCTCGCGTCATGTGTGATGTCATCGACTCACCTGACATCTTCATCAGTTCAGCTCGGCTGCAATCACCTCCGCTCCATTCCAATAAACCAATCCAATCACTTCGGTTCACGATCATCTCAACCTCTACTCTGGTCCACTCTGGTCAAAGCAACTGACTTCAGTGCGTTTCTGGTCCGATCCATTCCAATAAACCAATCCGATCTGATCAGTTCGCTTCGCGTCTATGCGCTTCCGATCACCTCGATTCCTGTCGCGTCCGATCCAATCACCTCACCTCTCATCTGGTCACCTCTGGTATAGTCTAATCACTTCTATTCACCTCACTTTTCGATGACTTCAGATCCGCTGCAATTCGATAAAAACCAATCCGATCTGATCAGCTCTGATGATCTCGCTTCGCATCTGCTCGCATCTGCTTTGTTCTGGTCTGGGTCCAGTCACCTGTTCCTCTGGTCCACTCTGATGTGATCTGGTGTGATCCGGTCAGATCAACTCCCCTTTCCCTCTTTTTAATCGATCTCATTCCGCAGCGAGCCGAGGCTCACCGAGATAGACAACGCCATCGACAGCCTTGACGCCAAACCTTCCAAATCTCGGTCTGTAAGTCGAAAGCCCGATGAACTGGCCAGCGGTGCTGTGAAAGGCGACAACGTCGTCTTTATTCAAAACGTCAGGATCAAAAGCCGCTTCATATTCGACTTCCCAATCTCGGAAGATCGGCCGGCAGGTCATCACCCGCTGGCCGCGGATCACCACCGATCGGATGTCGACAAAGCGCGCGTCTGCGTAGAGTTTTTCGGGCGTGCGCGGCCCGTCGTAGATCAGTGGGACCATGTCATCGAGCACCATGAAGGCGCGCTTGATGTCCTGGCCGCGGCGCGACAACTTGGCGGCGTCGAAGATCATCCGATCGATGTTCTGGCCAGGCCAGTAGGGACCGACTTTGGCGTCGAAATAGAGGGAGCCGAGAAATTTGAGCCGGCTGATCTCCTCTAGGTCGGCGTCGGTCTTCTTGCGCTTGGCGGTCAGCGTTTTCAGACTTCGGGTCAACGCATCAAAAGGATTTACGAGTCGATCACACTGCATGATCGTCGGCGCCGATCCTTTCAGGCGGATTTTCAGTGTATCCATGATCAACCCCTCTTTCCTCTCTCCGATGCGACTGAGCGAGCCGCGCGCTAAATTTGAAAACCAATCCGATCCGCTAAGCTCTGGTCATTTGTCGTCACTTCGCGTCACGTCCCTTCTCCTCCCATCTAGTCCATTCAGCTTTATTCACTTTTCTGCCATTCGTGGCAGAAATTACTCCCGTGCGCCAGGCAATATTTCGCACTGCATAGATTAGAATTAGGATTTGCAAGAAATGCCGCTGGATCTCCCGGCCGCAATCCTAATCTTTCATCGCCGTTTCTAAAGACGCGCAAATCATCGACGACGTGCCGCAACACATTGGCGGCAGTCTGCTCTGCGAGAGCCAATGGCACTGTGATCCTCACCGCAGCGGGTTGCACTTTGCCGATCGGAACTCTTTTGACGAAATCGATCACGCCGCGCTCGATCGTCAGTCCGGCGCTCTGCGCCAGCAAAGAATAACAGCCGATTTGCACATTATGGTTGCCCGGACCTCGCGCGCCGGTTTTGAGGTCATCGATTTGCCCGGGTTCGATCGCGATAGTATCAGGCTGACCGCTGAGGATGATCCCGTCGTCGACAATGGCTTCTAATCTTTGTTCGACTAAGAGCGGCTGAATCGTCGGCGCGATCTCGCGGTAGTAAAGCCTGGTCATGCCGATGCCTTGCCGAACCGCATCGGTCCGATTTGGCGTTATTTGATCAAAGCTGGTTTCGCCTTGTTTCAGCGCTTCCGACAGATAGTCGAGACATGCGTCGGTGCCGACATCCATTGGCGGCAACTCGCCGGTTCGAGCTTTTTCTCTAAGTCCAACTTCCGCGGCACGATGTGTCGCGCTGCCGAGGGTGCTGGCGATACCTCTCGGCAACCTTCGCAGACCGTACCCGCAGGCCTCGATCTGTTTGCCGAACAGACCGCTCGCCGCACGTCGCGCGCAATCGCTGTACCGACCCAAGCTACTCGGGCGGAGGAAGATCGTCGGCTCGGTCATGGCGACACCTGATGGCAATCGCAACGCCAAAAAGCGTCGGTTGTGGCTATCCTACGCAATTCTTGCGATTTCGGGTGGGCCTGGCGGCCACGGCGGACGATCGTGGGTTGCGGTGTTGCGATCGGGATGGATGATCCCGGCGGTTTTTCCGGTGCCCAGCGGGTCATCAGCGCGGCTCCTGGGCGGTTTTCCGACGACGCACCGGCAGGAACTCGCGCGCCTGCGGCGGGTCCGCGGGACGCAGGCTCAGTTCGCCGTCGACCCGGTCGAGGACCGCCATGATCACCGCCTTGGCGCTGATCGGGACGAGCGCGATCTCGATACGCTGATTGTTGACCTTGTAGGGGATGACGGCGCCGCCGATCAGGCTGTGCAACTCGGCGGCGTTGAGCAAGATCCGCGGCGTCTGTGCCATCGCGCTCCCCCGAACGCCCGTTTCATTCGAGATCCTGGCGCGCATCAATTCGAGGTGTCAACCCCGTTTCATGCGCGCGGCAGAACCCGTCAGATTTCCGTCACACTCGGTTGACCGACCCGGCACGGGCGGAGTTAACTATCAAAAAGCCGAATCGAACAGAGGTTAGGAGGCGACCGAATGGTGCAGAACGAAGCGACGCTCCTCCGCGAGATTCGGGCTGAAGCCGCCGCCCGCGGGGCCGCCCATCGCATCCTAACGCACCGCCGTCGATGGCGGCGCTGGTTGACCCGAGGTGGGGTCGCCCTCTTGATCCTGGCGATGGTCGCGGCGGCCGATCAGGTGACCGATATTCGTCCGCTAGTTCACCCGGAAGCGCACGCGATGTGGGTCGAGCTGGTGGTGCTCGCGGTCAGTTGCACGATCGGCGGGTTTGCCGGGGGCGCGCTGGCGCTCGTCGCCATCTTTGCGCTTGTCGGTTGGCGGATTTACGAGAACCCGGTCGACGACATCGCTTGGGCAATGTGGGGACTGCGTCTCGTCAGCTATGCGAGCGTGCTGATCATTCTGTTTCGGACCCGCCCGCGTCCTTTCCTTCCCACGATGCCAGGAGCATTTCTTCATACGCTTGCACGATCTCGCGCCGTGCCGCCGGATCGTCGGGGAGACGCACCTCGCGACGACGCTGGATCAAGAGGTCATAAATCCGCGCATGCGCCCAAACGAGATTTTCCCGGGTCTGGGCGGCGCGCGGGAGGTGCGTCAGCACGCGCTCGGCGGCGGCAAAGGCCTCGCCCGACAATTCGAGATCGATTCGGTGGTTGAAGCCCATCACTTCCGCCAAGCTCCACCGCAGCACGACGGAGATTTTTTCGAGGGTCTGCAGGCTGCGCGAGCCGACGTTGCGGCTGAGCGTGTCATGTCCGAGCCCGGCCTCGGCGAGCATTTTTGAGGTTGAGATTCCGAGTTCCCGACACCGCGCGGACACCCGCGCCTGAAAGGCTTCCTCCGACCAAAATTCCACCCCGTGCACCCCGGAGATCGTGAGCAGAACCGCGGCAAAATCATCAAAGTAGCCCGCGGAGCATATCGAAAGTTTTCGATAGCAGCATCCGAAAATATTCTAACACACGGTCCCGCAGTTTATCCCCGCCCACTGCGACAACGTTTTTT